GACGCCCCGGCCTTGCCGGCATGCGCTTTGCCTCCCCTGTCCTCGATGTTTCCGAGACCAGGCCGGGCCGCAGATCCGAACCTGACGTGTTTCTGACGCGAGACTATGCCGTGGGCGTCAGGTTGTCGCCAGACTGTTTCCCGCTCTTTGCGGACTAATCCTTCGCCCTACGTTCCTGTACTTCGCGTTCATCGTGTATCGTCGGCCGGTTTTCGGACGGGTCACGCTCGAGGAAGACGCCCATCCGGTAGCGCCGCCAGCTCGGCGGCGACGGTTCGCGGCGTAGCAAGACCCGTAGCGCGGCGAGCACGGCGAGCAGCACCACCAGCCCGCCGACCGCGATCGTGACCGTCGTCGCATCCGAAAGCGCGAAGATCACGGCTCGGCGACGCGGACGAACACGGTGGCCTGCGTCGAGGGGAGCCGGTCGCGGCGCATCACGCTGCCGCCGTTCGACTGGTTCGCCGTGCTCGTGTTTCCTTCGATCGCGTAGAACTCGTCGCCGATCCACTTCTCGAAGATGCCGACGTGGTCGTACTCGCCGTCCCATTGCCAGTCGTAGCAGACCAGATCGCCGGGGATCACCTGGTCGGCGTCGACCGTCTGCAGGCCGTTCCGGTTCGCGCGGGCGTCGCCGACGATGTACGGCACATACGAATAGCGCGACCCTTTGACGAACGCGGGGCTGTTGCCTTCGTTCTCGAAACACCAGGTGCAGAACATCGCGCACCACGGCTGATGGTCCATCCCGTACCAGTGGCCGTACTTGTTCGAGTTGTTCGCCCCTTCGGCGTAGCCGATCTGCGACTGCGCCCGTTGCAGCGCTCGTTTGCGGAGGGTGTTGCCCTGGTCGTCGGGCTCGTGCCCCTTGAAGAGCTCGTACGCCTCTTGGATCAGCTCGACGCTGTAGGCGTCCATCGCGGGCTCGCCCGCATGGTTCAGGCCGTCGGGGATGACGATCGAGCGGAGAGTGTTGAACGTCTTCTCGCCGAGCCAGCCGGAGGGGTCGATGTGCTGCTGCCGTTGCACGCCGGCGATGCCGGTGTTGCGGACGTTGGGGCCGTTGCCGTGCGCGAACCCGTTCGAGTACGCCTCGTCGAACGGCTGCCACGGCCAACGCCCGGCACGGCTGACGGTGCGCTTGTACGCCTCGACGTCGGGGCCGTCCATCGACGGTTTCTTGCCGTGCTCGTTCGCGTCAGGCGGGTACAACGGCCGCGGGAACCCGGCGACCTGAACCATCGGCCCGCCGGGGTATGCGTGTTCCCACCACTCGGTCACGGTGCTGCACCGTTTTGCTGGCTGGCGAGCTCTTCCCGGACCTGCTGCAGGAACAGGAGCACCTGCTCGTCGGTGTACAGCGAGACCGGGTCGCCGACCCGTTCGCCCATGATGTCGCCGTTCTCGTCGCGTTCGACCGCGACCGGCTGCACAATCGCCTTGAACAGCTCCAGGGTCACAGCCACGCCTTCCCCGGCGTCGCCGCACTCGAGACGGCGGATACGCAAGCGTTCGAGCAGAACACGTGCTGCTCGCTTAGGTCGCCGTACACCTCATGCGTGACCAGCGTCCAGCCGGTCAGGCTCGCCGGATCGAGGGTGTTGCCGGGACAGTCGGGGTTATCGCAGACGACGTGCGTCTCGGTTTCCTGGGTCACCGGCATTCGTTTCTCCCTTCAATCACGAGTAGCACGGGACGTAGACGCGGGCGCCCGCCTCATCTCTGAGCGCCAAATACTTGACGGGGGCGGCGGGAAGGGCGGCAGCGGCGCCGCCGGTACGCGCCGTGGTGACCGAGGCGACATTGGTGCGGAGATCCCCGATCAGCTGCCCCGGGGTCGCGAGAATGCCTGCACCGTTCCGGTACAGCTGGGTATCGACGTTAGTCGCACCGCCGACACCCCAGGAGATCGACCCGGCGAAGTCCATGTAACACCGTGGCTTGGCCTCACCGGCGACCTGAAATACGAACGGGAAACCGCCGGCGGTCGTGGGGGCGAATTCGATCCCGCGGGTCGATGCCGCCTGTTCGGTAACGACGATGCCGCCGTCCATCTTCAAGGTGCCTTTCGCGGACCGATAGCAGAACGTGTCCAAGGCGTTCGTTCCGCCTGCGCCCCACTCCATGCGGCCGCTGCCGAGCACGCGCCAGGCTGGCTGCGTGTCACCGGCGGCGAGCATGTTCGACACGATCCGGGTCGCGGCGGCAACGACGGTGTCGGCTGGCAGGCCGGACACGGTCGACCATTGCGTGTCGTAGTCGGTGCCGCTCGTCTTCGTGAGCGCTTGCCCGATTGTGCCGCCGACGGGGACGCCGGGACCCGCCGGGCCGGTCGCGCCCGTCGAGCCGGTCGCACCCGTGTCGCCTTTCGGGCCTTGCGCGCCGGTCGCGCCAGTGGGGCCGGCGGGACCTGTGGCGCCGGCGGCGCCTGGCGGCCCCGTGGCGCCTGCCGCACCGGTGTCGCCTTTCGGGCCTTGCGCGCCGGCGGGACCGGTTGCGCCGGTCGGCCCTGCCGGCCCTGTCGCGCCGTCGGCGCCCGGCGTGCCCGCTACGCCCTGCGGGCCTGTCAGGCCGGTGTCGCCCTTCGGGCCGGTAGCGCCGGCCGGGCCTGCCGGGCCCGTCGCACCCGTCGCGCCCGCGTCGCCCTTCGGACCCTGCGCGCCGTCAGCTCCCGCGGGGCCGGCCGCGCCGGTCGAGCCGGTGTCGCCCTTCGGGCCCTGCGCGCCGTCGGGGCCGGGTGCGCCCTGAACGCCGGCGGGGCCCGCCGGGCCGGCGGGACCGGTGGCGCCGGCGGCGCCTGGCGGGCCTGCCGCACCCTGGGGGCCTGCGGGGCCGGTGAGTCCTTGCGCGCCTTGCGGGCCGGTCGGGCCGGGGTTGCCTTGGACGCCTTGCGCGCCGGCGGGCCCGGCTGGTCCGGCGGGGCCGGTCGCGCCTGGAGCTCCGTCCGCGCCGTCGGCGCCGGGGGCGCCGTCCGCACCTGGCGGGCCTGGGGCGCCGTCGGCGCCGTCCTGGCCGTCTGCACCGGGCACACCCGGCGCGCCGTCGGCTCCGTCGGCGCCGTCCGCGCCTGGCGGGCCTGGCGGCCCCGGCGGGCCGATCGTGCCGCCGGGTAGCTGAACCTCGATCACGTCCGGCTGCCCGGTGTGGACCTCGACGACGTCGGGCACGCCGACGACCGGAACCTCGATCACGTCGGGCGCGCCGACCTGGACCTCGATGACGTCGAGCGGGCCGGGAACCTGCACCTCGATGACGTCGGGCGGCGGCGCGACGGTCACGGCGTCACGTCCTCCTCGACGCGGAGATAGCCGGTAATCCACGTTTGCACGGAGCCGGAGAAGTCGGCCTGGACGTCGTAGCGGTAAAGGTCGGGCTCGAGGCCGGCCGCGGGCGGCGCGAGCTGCATTTCGCCGTCGGCTGGGTCGGTGACGGTGACGACGAGGTCGACGAGCTCGCCGAGGGTCGAGCGGGCGGCGGCGGTGATGGTGTAGCCGGTCAGGTCGAACGGTGTCGTCCCGGTCAGGAACCGGAACGTCTGCGCCCAGTTGTCGCCGCGGGTGAAGACGAGATTGATGGTTGCCGGGGTCTGGTCGACGGTCGTTTCGGTCACCAGGGGATCCTCCTATCCTTCGCCGACTTCGAACACGGGGCCGGTATGAACCTGCGTAACCGATAGCGACACGTTGGCGTAGTCGAACGCGGAATCGGTGATGACGTGGACGCGGCACGGCGGCGGCCCGCCGGTCAGATAGGTTCGCTGCAGGTACGCGATGCCGTTCACGTCGTGGCGGGAATCCGACTCGTCGGCGGCGGCGTGCACGCCGGACGGGGCCGGGTAGATCGTCGCGACGCCCGAGAGCCCCTCGATCCGCGCGCCCAGGCTGACGAGCCAGAGCGGCGAGCTGCCGTCGTCGGTCGTCACCGTGGAGATGTATTGCGTGGCGCCGTCGATGAACAGCACCTTGGACGGCAGCTGGTAGACGTAGAACCAGTTTGCGTCGTCGCCCTGCGCCGTCTGCCCGACGATGAAGTCGGTTGAGATCGCCGCGTCCTGGTAGATGCCTTTGATCGTGGCGAGGTTCGGCGCGAGATTGGGGATCGGGTCGGCCCCGTTTTCTTGGTGGTCGCGGCCGTGCATCACATAGTTTTTTTGCGCCATCAGGCTTCGAACGGGTTCGAGTCGTAGTAGCCGGCCGGCGACACGTGCAAGACGACTTCGACTATCGGGTACGCGGGAAAGAGCGTCGCGCCGGTGTCGCCTTTGATCGCGGCGGGGCCGGGCGTGACGGTGTAGTGGATGCCCTCGACGTAGAACGGCTCGTTCGCGAACCCGCCGCCGGCGGGGTGTGTCGTCGAGAGGAGCACCTGATCGGAGATATCGACCTGCGTGAAGAACTGCCAGACGGCGGGACCGTCGTCGCTGTCGGGCCGGCGCGTCTTGACGGTGAGCTGTCCGACGCGGACACGCGGCCGGTAGTAGTTGTCGCGGACGTAGTCGGCGTACAGCAATGTCTCTTGCAGTGCCGTTGTGTTGGCGCCGCCTGCGGGGGGCGGCGCGCCGCGGGCCGTGACGAGGTTCTCGGCCGACCATGTCCGTAGGCCGATCCGGTTTTTCGCCGGGGTGTTCTCCACGTACTGGCCGGGTATGTCTTTGTCGTTGACGTTCGCCGGTGTTGCGAGCGCCGACGTGTAGAGCAGCGTGTCGTCGAGCGACGCGACGAGCGGCGGGCTGACCCTGACGCGGCCGGCGGCGGCGTCGTCGCCGAGCAGCCACGTCAGCAGCCCGTAGCTGCCATCGCCGGGATGGAAGCGGGCGAAGCGGCCGTGGAAGACGACTTCGCCGGGGTGGCGCGGCCCGCCGATGTAGATGTTCGACACGTCGGGGAACTCGGCGTCGGCGGCGTCCTGCATCGCGGAGAGGATCGGTGTCCGCGGCGGGTACACGGTTCGCTGCAGGGCGACGTTGCCGGTGAAGATCGAACGCAGCTCGACAGGCCAGCCGGCCGCGTCGAGCAGCTTGCCGATCCGCGTCTGCACCGCGTTCAGGTTCAGGTCTTCGTCGAAGACGATGTTGCCGTCGAGGAAGTCGTCGCCGACGGTGCCGTCGAACGGCATCTCGGCGGCGGCGAGGAGCGCGAGCCCGTCGACGAGCTCGAGGGTGACGTTCGCCCATTCCTGCGTCTGGTATGGCGTCCACGCAATCGACGAGATGAAGCCGCGGAAGATGGTTCCGGAGTCGGTCGGGCTACAGGGGTTCTGGAGGCCGATCATGGCCTGCACGAGCGGCCCCATCGGCACGCCCGTGTAGAGGAGTCCGTAGAACGCGCCGCCGGTGTTTGTCGGGTCGAAGTCGCCGAATTTGTCGACGAGCTCGACGCGGGCGGTGCCGGTGCTCGTCCGGCTCATCTCGTTTTGGCGGCCGCGGTCGACCGTCCATTGCTGCACGTTGTAGGTCTGGTCGATCCGAACCCAGGCCGGGTTGGGTTCGAGCGCGGCGTCGGACGGCGCGAGCCAGACG